AATCTTTTTGATCTCCAGTTGTTTGGTTGAAATAGAGAGATCTATCTCTATAATATTTTAATACTGCTATTGGATTAGAAGAATCATTTGAAATGATATCAAAAGAAACCACATAACCCCTAACTTCACCTATTATATTAGATCCACTTTTTACATCTTGTCTAATAACATTTCCAACGTTTATATCACTTGCTTGTGGAAAATCATTCAAGTATAGTGAGGAAACAGAGGAATATTGTGCTTGATCAAATATTTGAGTTGATCCTATTGATGTTGGATTTTTTACAATACCAATTTGAGCAAATTTTGTATCAATTGGAAAATCTTTTGTAGAATCATCAAATCTAGCATACACTAAAACTCTATCTGCACCTAACTCTTGATAAATATCAAAACCATGACCTTTTGATGGTGGTATGATTGGTATCAATTTTGCAGAACCAGCACTTCCAAAATCTTTTAGGTTAACCATACCATATGTGTAACCTTTTCCACCCACAGATACTTTTACATCTGAAATTTTTGAGGTTGAGTCCACCTCAACAATTGCTTTTGCACCACTACCATCTCCAATGATATCAACTTCTTTTCCATCTCCACTACCACCAGAATAACCTGATCCACCGTCTTCAATATAAACTTTTTTAATTTGATTGTTATTGATATCAGCATTTCCATTATCTCTAACATTGGCTATGTTAGAATCTGTAGAACTAGACCAATCATTAGGTAATGGTATGAATTCAGTGGCATCAAACTTTATAATGTCAGTTGGAGCTACTGTAAATAAGTATTTCCAAAGATACCCATCATCTTTGGCACCACTTGCTCTAAATGGTTCTAATCCAGTTAATGTTGGTTCATTTAGGGAGGCGTTTCCTGTAGTATTGATACCAGATGATCCATTATCAATGCAAATATAAACATTGAAATCTTTGTTAATTACATAATAGTCGGTATCATATAATCTTGGAGTATTTCCATTTGGTGATAAGTTATCGGGTCCATGATAATCATGTCTATACATGTCATAAAATCTATCTTTAGTCCATGTTACCTTTCTTATTACTCTTCTGATATTATCACTAGTAATTTTTTTACCAAAAATCATAGTATCACGAGCGTGATTCAAATAATTAATATTATCAATTGGTTTTTTTCTGGTAAATTCAGCGTTCCATTCTTCAACAGTTTCATTTCTACCAAATGCTGCGGTAGAATATTGTGATGCTGGATTTGATAATCCAACAAAAACATAATAAGAATTTAAGGAATTATTTACATCTCCTAAAAAATTACCTGCATTATTAATTCTAAATTGATCCGTTACAATTGCCGACATTTTTATAATCTATGGTTTTTTTCTTATATTTATAAACATTATATGAGAGTATCTTTATCAGATACAGCACCAGTGCCTCTAATACCAGAGTTTCTTCTCTGCAACCTTGGGAAAGTTGTTAAACCTGAATTAACAGTTTTACCTGAAATGGTAACTGAAATTGGGTTTACAGTTGATCTAACACCACCAGTAAGTTTACCCCAAGAGAACTTACCAGATATACCACTCGTTGAAATACCTGTGAGTGATGTGTCAGTTTTTACACCAGCAACAAATTCAGCAGTATTAGATGTTGTACTGTAAGAACTAATTAAATATATGTTATCAAAGAATGATGTACCAATTCCCACAGGAGCACCTGAGGAGGTAACCACTGAAGTAACACCTGCACCAACTGCAGTATCGAATATGTAAATTGGATCTCCATTTCCTAGTCCACTGAATGTTCCAGATTCTTTTTCTAAGAAGAATTTTATAGTTGAACTACTTAGAACGTCTATTGCTGTAACAATACCTGAGAATCCACTTGAACCAGTAAATCCAGTGATCAATTCAGAAGAAATAGTTGGCGTTGGTGCAATTACATTTGGAACTGGATCAGTTGTATATCCAAAACCAGGATTTATAATTGATACTGAAGTTATAACACCATTTGTAATATTGGCATTTGCTGTGGCACCAAAAGATCCTATTCCTAATAAGATTAAATCAGATGATGTCAGAGCAACTCCAGTATTAGATATTGGAGAAGCGATTGATAATGCAGTGCTAGAACCCACATATCCATTTCCACCATCATTAACAGTAATGGATTGGATTGTTCCACCAGCAGAAACAACAGCAGTCAAATCTGCTACTCTAGGTTCTACGGATTCATCAAACACAATCGCTCCAATATTATTTGGATTTTCATAGAAGAATAAATTCGTTAGTAAATTTGTTCCTAGTCCAACATTATCAATGTAAATTGTGGTATCTGCAGATCCAATATCTTTAATTATTCTAGCTTCTGGAAATACAAGAGGTTCGATAGATGGTCTTGTCTTTAATACTAAATCTCCATTTATAAACTTATCTCTCTTTTGCTTTATCCATCTCACAGGTTTAAATACATTTGGTTGTATACCATTTTGATCAATGTATATGTTTGTTTCTAATACTTCTGATGTTTTTATACCTGTTACTGTTCTTCTATCTTGATCAGGTCCTACTAAACCATTAGGTCTCGTAATTCTAATTTCATCACCAACCTTTATAGTTTCTCTTGCATCATTAAATATAACATCAACGTTATCTGTTCCAATATAGAAAAATACTAATACATTATCTTCAGGATCAGGTGCTTCAGTAAATTCAAAAGACGTTCCTCCATTAAAATTGTAAGATTCTCTTGGATTTTGTACAACACCATTTATTATTATTAATAACAGTGAATCCATATCAATATTAGCACCCTTTTGTGGTTGGAAGGAAACTAATTCACCATTAAAGTTTAAAGGAAATCTTTTTCTAATTCCATCTTGAAGTTGTTTTATAGAATCAATATAATCAAATTCTCCAACATTCCAAGAGCAGAAAGTATCAGTAAATACACTTTCTACAGTAAATTCAATGTCCTCTAGTGGTGATGACAGACTTTTATCTGTAATCAAACCAACTGGTTTAAATTTATCACCTTTTCTAAATCCATACCCAGTTCTTGTTACATCAAACGATTTAACTTCAAATAATGTAGATCCAATGCCAGTTGTATTGCTACCACCTACTTCAATGTTTAATAACAATCCTGTTCCTGTTTCTGTAGTGGATCCAGTTCCTAATCTTGATATACCTGTTATTGGTAAATTCTCATAATTTGGCATAGGTGATATAACTGTGGGATTAGTATATCCACTACCACCATCTTGAACAGAGTATATCAAAGTGCCACCAACACCAACAGTCGCTGTAACTTCAGCACCATTTCCTGTACTATCAGTAATACCAATAGCAAGTATTCCATTTCCTGTACTACTTAATTCAGGTCTATAACCAGATCCATTCTGATCAGTGCTTCCTACACCCACTGCTGTGATTGAACCACCTGCACCTAAGACAGCTGTAACTGATGCACCAGCAAGAGGAGCAATACCTAAACCTCCACTAAATCCTATTGATATGATTTGACCAGATCTAGGTAGTTGATTTAAATTTACATCAAACTCACTTGTTATTGATGTACCGTCAGTTGATGAAATACCACTAAACACGAAACTAGTTACACCAACTGATTCTTCAAATTCATAGTTATTATTAGGGTTTTTGAGAGTTGTTGGTGCTTGAAATATACCATTTAATGTTAGGAAAGAACTACCAGTTGTAATTCCAGTTGTATTAGCACCTGATACTAATGTTGTAAATGTTTTACCCAAACCTGTAAATTCTGTTGAGATATCATCAAAAATTACATTAGTAGAATAATCTTGCCTTAAGTATGCTCTTCCACCAAAATTAGATCTACCAAAATCTCTATTTGAATCATTTTTAGAAATAATACTAGTTCCTCTAGGAGGATCTGTGAAAAATATATTTTCTTCTACAATATTGTAACTACCTTTGTACAATCTAGCACTTGTTGCATCACTATGAGTTGCTGCTGTAGATCCTAGTATTGATCTAGTAACATCTATTAGATTTAAAGAACCTGTATTTGTTATTGGTCCTACATTTGTTGTTCCAAAACCAACGTTATTCACTCTAACAAATTCATCATCAATCTTTAAAATATCAGAACTTACAATAGTACCAATTCCAGTTAAAGATATTATTGAAGTGGATATAGATACTTGACCACTAACATTGTTAACTAAATTGGATGTTATAGGTGTATATGATATTGGAGATTGTAATACATCATCTAAAGTTATGAACGATTTTTCATTCTTCTTAAACATTTCTAGTTTATGTCTATTTCCAGATCCTACAGAATTAAATGTAATTGCAGATCCACCTCTAGTCAAAGATAATTTAAATATCTGTGAATTTACTGTTTCTTCTGGGTTAACGACATAAACTTCGCTTGGTAAAGGATTTCCATTTGACATTACTAATGAAGATATTCCAACACCATCAATAGATGAACCTGGTTCATAAATCAATCTTTCATTTCTGTTAAAGAAATTATTTTCAATACTAAATTCACCTGTTGCCAAATTAACAGAAGTTGATGGATCAAAATACTTTGCAAATATAAGAGATCCATTATGTGTTAATGGGAAACTAACTCTATTTTTAGAAGTACCATTTAAAGAATCAAATTCTAACAATGATAATGTTTCTATAGAATTTCCGTATTGGAGAGATGGTGGTACATTAAGTAAATCTATATCAGAATTAATAATCTCATGGTATGATTGAACTTGTAAATCGGTTCCAATAAAATCACTGTCGGGATGGAATTTTAAATTTAAATTGCTTCCACTGTATTCTGAGGAGAAAGTTCCCATGCCAACGTCATTTCCAATTGATATGAAAGGATACTGCACTAAGAAAGTATTTTCACCATCATGAGTCATAAGAGTCTGATGTAATGAACTTGTTTCTCCAACAGAAACTCTAATTATACTCTTAATCGTTGCATCTTTTGCAGTTGTAAAACCAGATATAACATCTGTAGATGCGATACTAACGAAGTTTGATTCAAGTCTAGCTGAATTTTCAGAACCATCTGGTTGTGAACTTGTTTTAAATCTGAATGTTCCGATTCCAGCTGCTGTTGTACCAAAACCAACTGTTTTTGACTTGATTAAAACTTCATTTGAAGTATCATTATTATAGTTTAATTTTAAAACACTTGAATCAATTTCTGATGTAAATGTTCCTATTGATACTCCAGTATTAGTTTCTAGTGAATAATTTGATATGAATGAGTTTGTTCCATCATGAGTTGTATAAATTTCAATAATATTATTATCATTTGTGATTGCATCTGTAACTTCAATAGTAGTAAAGAATGATTCTGTATTTGATATGTTTGAAGATGCTACAGTAGATACTGTAGAAGGTAAAATATTTTGATTGGAATTGCTTAAAGTGACAAATCCTACTGTTGTAGTTCCACTGGATGAACCTGGTAAAAATATCTGTTGTAAAACCTTAAGTTGTAAATCAACATCATTAGGATCAGTTGGTACAAATTTTAATTTGTAAACTCCATCATTGCTTCTAACACCTATAAAATCAACTATTGGACTCTCATCATCTAAGATTCCTTTTTGAATTGTGTAGATATTTTCATTAATAAAATCTGCAAATACTATTAATTCAGTTACTTGTACAGTATTTGTAGTTGAACCAAGACTAGGACTAACTGAAGGAACTCTTGTTTGTACTAAAAATCTATTGAAAGCACTTAAGATATTAAGTGATCCATCAGTTTGAGCATTATTGGTGGCATTTTTAAACAAAGAATTAATATTATCAATCAATAAAGCTTTATTTGTTCTACACTCAAAAAAGTTTGCTAATGTAACTTGATTAAAACTTACAAATTTAGATCTAATTGGATTGGTTAAAGTATCTACATCTTTGACTAAATCAAAATCATTGATTACATCAACTCTGTTTTCTGTTGTCAGATCTCTAATTATAGTAGAAGTATCCACAGAAACTGTTGATCCAACTCCAACAGCAGTTGAAATTCCAACATCTGCAAAATTCTTCAAACCTGTTGTGTGTAATAAACTATTAACTGGACTTACTAATGTTTGATATTCAATTGGACTTTGAATAGTGTATGATAATGTTTGGTAATAATCATTATCTGGTATGACTTGATAATCTTGATTTAATTTTCCAATATCATTAGACCAACCAATATTTCTATTTGCTCCAAAATTAACATTAAATTTACCTTTATTGAAAAATATAGTGTTAATAGTTGCTATCACACCAGAGAACGATCCTTTTAACCTATCATTTTTTTGTAATTCAAAATCACCTAAAACTTTTATATAATTATTAGTTACTTTATCCAATGTAAGACCAACAGAATTGAAACCCTCAGGTAAAGTTCCATCATTCCTTGACACTAAAATTTGTTCTCCAGTTAAAAATTCAGGTAATTCTGTTATTAAATTAAATTTAGGATAATCTTTAAAGTTAATTACAGATGCAAAATTTTGTAAAGTTTTTGCTAAACCAGGATTTGAAACAGATTCACTAATGTTAAATTCCATCCTAAATGGATTAGGATTAGTTCCACCAAGTATATTTGTAACAGGATAGAAACTAAATTGATTAACTGGAGAGTTAAATGTATCTCCATATTCATTATCAACTCCTTCTACAAAAAGAGTATCTCCAACTTCAAAAGGTGGTGTTGAAAATCCTAAAACAGGAGTAGCTAATGTGACAGTAACTATACCACTAACACTGTTAGTGATGATAGTGGATCCTATTGTTATATTTGTAATTGGAATTCCGTTTGTATTATCTTTGGTAAATAAAGTACAATCACCTATACCTTGTGCCTCAGTTAATACATCAACACTAGATATTGATTGAGAATCACTTATATTTGCTTTAAATGATCCACTATCTACAATTTCTTTAGTTTCATTATCTTGTAATATTAATATTGGTTCAGATATAAAATTCTTTCCACCATCAGTAACAACAACAGAAACAATTTTATTAGAGTTTACTGTAGTAATTACTGGTGATAAATTTGCTATTGGTGTTAAAGTTTTATCAGAAGGATATTCGAATCCAACATTTAATATATCTACATTTTCAATTTTATTAGTAGTTGCTGAATCTGGCAACAATTTAGCATTAATTCCTTGTGTTGATGCTATACTTACAAATCTAGGAGAATTTTTATATCCTCCTCCTCCAGATGACAAGTTTATTTTACTAATCGGACCTTTATCTGTTTTTGATGTTGTATCGTACTTTAAAACATCTGTGTTTGATTTATTGTATACAAGTAATTCAGGTTTTGATTTTAATCTGACATTAAATTGAGTGTCTGATGGTAAACTAACAATGGAATAATCTTGATTATAGTTACTATTAATATAAGATATTCTAGAACTATCTTTAACATCTGTATCAGAGGTGCTTATAAAACCAGATTTTTCAACATTATAAAATAAGTTTGAAGGATTATCTACTGAATAATTGATTGTTACTGTAGCTGTTGGTGTTACACCAGGAGTTCCAGATGTTGAAACAATATTTGTTTCTGTTGTCCCTGTTGATACAAAATTATTATCAAAATTTTCATCTTGATAAATTTTAAATTCAAATCCATTTAGAGAAGAATCTGAAACATCAAAGACTAAATCATTGTTTCTAGTAATAGAAATAGGTGGATTAATTAATGATAATTTTTGTTCTGATCCACCAATTGATACTAAACCCATAATGTCTGGTGGAACAATTTTAGAGTTGTAAAATGTTTTTGCTAATTTTATAGTATTACTGTCTAATTTGTAAACAAAATACCCACCAGTATCGAGACCACTAATAACTTCATCGTCTGCGTCATAATACACTTTATCTCCAGTTACTAATCCATGAGAATTTAAAGTTATTTGATTTGTTTCAGTGTTTACACCTGTTGATGTAAATCCAATTTCATTCACTAATAAACTATCTGTCAGTTGATTATACTTAACTTTAATTGAACTAGATGTTCCAATTCCAACTGACCTATCCGAATTAATTTCTAAACTGACAATATCACCAACTGATAAGTTGTGAGATGTGCTTAAAGATACTGACGTATTAATTCTTTCTATATTTCCAATTACTTTATCGAAATTAGATTCGAATCTATACTTATAGTAGTCATCTCCATTAGTTCTAAAGAATAATCCATTTGTTGATGTTATCAAACCAACCTGAGTCACTATTCCAATATAATTTGGTGATTTGTTTATTACAAATAAATTTTGTGTTGATCCTGAGAATGGAATCGTAAACGCTTGATTAGGTAAACCTGATCCATCCCTTGACACTTCAATAGGACTATTACCATCGGTTTTTAATGTTACTTGTTGACCAGTTTTAAATGGATGATTTGGCAAGTAAATACTTTGTGCAGGTACAGATACTTGACTTATAATATCCCCAACAGTCACTGATACTGATGATGATATTCCAACTGTTGTAGCGATTCCAACAGATTGTCTAGGATTAAAATATACAACATCGTCTACTTTAGAGTTAAATGCAGTCGATTTAAAAGGAATTTCAAAGAAACTAGGAATTAAATTTACTTTAGTAGAGAATGAGTGTGCAGTTCCAGTTATTCCTCTTTCAACTCTTAAAATATTTCTATCATCGAATTTATTTAAAACAATTAATTTTTCAGTTCCAATTCCAATGCTACTTCCAACTGAAACAACGTCTGTTTTATATACAAATATGTCAGTTATAATTCCAGTATTTGAATTTGATTGAAGTTCTTTATATAAGATTGTTGATTCGCTAGGAACAAATGAAATATTGTGATTTCCTATTAAAGGTTCATCATTTATGGATTTAATATCTGTACTCAAACCTGATATTTCTAAATTATCTCCAACATCAAGATCATGTGTATCTGACACAAATATTGATACAGTATCAGAGTCTTTCCTAATAAAAGTAACATTTTCTAAAGATTCAAATGTTGTAGTAACTTCCGTTACTGGTTTTCCTTCAATTTTACTTACAAAAGCAGTTGCTCCACTACCACCAGTTCCAGTATCATCAAGAATTACATTATCATCAATTTTATAGTCTTGTCCAGATTTTAAAATTTCTAATGAGTTTATAAAACCTTGAGTTACTGAGGTAACTTTAGTAGTTTGAGGTATTATTTCATTAGATTCAATAATAAAATCATTACCACCATTTGGATCTGATAATTTGTATGGAAATGTATTTCTGACCAATTCAGAATTATTAAAATCAAAAGATTGTGATAATGTTCTGAGATTATCTAAAGTTTCTGGTATTGATCTGTATGTTTTACCAATAAAATATGGAAATTGTGGTTCTTTGGTTATTGGATCAAATGTAGCAAAATATGCATAAACTCCATTTGGATAATCTGGAGTTTTACAATATCTACCATTGTGTTCATCTAAATCATTTGATGGTGCGTATGAATAATCGTCTACAAAAAATCCTAAGTCAAAAGGTAAATCACCTCTATCTTTAATGCTAGAATTTAAAGAATATCCACTTTTTAATGCTCTAACTGTAGATGAGTTATCGAAAGGATCATCATATCCAAAGGGACCATATATTGGATTACCATCATATGCCCATCCAATTATAGGAGAGTGTAATTCTTTTCCAAAATCATCAACTTTTTGACCATATTGTTCTGCACCAATTTGTGTAGAATAACCAACAACTGAATATTGTAATCCATTAACAGTGGACGCAACTAATGATTCTCTACCATATTTCTTCGAATACACTGAACTCGAAAGTTGAATATTATTAACTGATAATTTTTCTATATTGGTATTAAATAGACAATTAATTCCTCTTGTAATAACATTTATTCTAGTTTGATCAAAAGTATATCCAGTACCAGAATTTAATATAACTACATCTATAATTTTAAGATAAGTGTTTGAAGTTTCATCTTTGTCTATTATTGCCCTTAACGAAGCTCCCGTGCCGTTTCCAATAACGACTAGATCTGGTGTTGAATGATATTCTGCACCACCATCTTGAATATTAACATTAATTAATTTTCCATCAGATATTATAGGACTTATTGATGGTGTTATATTTTTACCTGTTCTAGATGTTCCGTTTTTAATTACAACATTTGGTTTGTTTTCATAGTTTATAATATCAGTGCTACCATAACCACTTCCATTTTCATAAAGAGAAACATCAATAATTTTACCCTGTATTATTGGTGTTAAATTTATTTTATCTGAGGTTGGCACTGAATAAATTGCATTAATATTAATTTCTATATTTGGATACTTAAATAGTTGATATCCTGTTCCTTTAGTCTTTAATTCTACATAATTTCTACTTATAAAATTGCTATTATCAGTTCCACCCACACCAGCATTAGCGACTCTAAAGGTATCATCATTTATTTTCAATACTTTATATTGAATATTTGTAGACAATCCAACAATACTTTGAGGATTGTTAACACCTAAACCAACAGATGGTTCATATACAATATTTTCCCCATCTAAAAATCCATGATTTTTAAACGTAATAGTTGATTTAAATGTTGATATTCCAATATTAGGATCTACAAATGCTTTTCTGTTTAAATAAGGTCTTCCTGATCTTAAAACTCTAATACCAGATAAGGTGTTTTTTGCATCTTTTAATCTAAACTTATGAACTCCATTTTTTGCAACATTAGTAAATCCTATAGTATTAATACCACTTATATAATCTCCCTCACTTCTATACAATAAGATGGTAGATATACCAACAACTTCAGGCCAATATTGTTGACCATCAACTAAGGTTTCAGTTCCTTGATTACTACCCTGATAAGTTCCTATTCCTAAGGGTAAATTATTATTTTTGTCATATACTAAAACTTGTCCACTGACAATATTATGAGGATTGAAAAATGTCAAAGTTTCTGAATTAGTATCAATTCCACCACCAAAAGAAGTTGTAACACCACTAAATTCTAAGATTCTATTTCTTTTTCTAAGAATAGGTTGAAGAACAGATTCACTACTGTTTCCTCCAGTTAATTGAATTGATACAACATCCTCAATGTCAAAATCTTGTGGATCTACTTGAATATCTGTTATATCCCCACTTATAACTGGACTTGCAAGTGCCTGAGTTGAAGCAGTTGAAACTGATCCTATTTCAATGACTGGAGGGTTGATAACATCATAACCAGAACCAGAACTAACCACTGTGAACTCTTCTATCGAACCATAAAAGATACTGTCTGGTGACTTGAAACTCTCAATTTCAACACCATCTATTAACATTCCTACTGAACCAGAATCTACCTCTATATTTTTTCCTAAATTTTGGTTAACTATGATTGGATATTTCTTTAATAATTTTTGTGGTGATATTTTTTTATCATATTGACTTGCTAAGATAAAATTATGCTTAGTATTTTTTATTGTAGGAATACCAAATTCAATAAAACTATCAGATTCAATAAATGCAGGTGCTTTAAATAATTTTATTTGATTATGATTACTGCTAACAGTTTTTACAAAATAAAAACCTGAGTCTAATCCAACTAAAGATACTGACTCTGGTTCATAATAAACTTTATCACCTGTAACAAATGGAACCTCATTTGAGAAAGAAATTATAGAATATTTTTTTGTTGCTGGATTTTCTCCTTGAATTGTACCTGTAATACTGGTATCAACAGTATTAATACCTGATTTAGAAAGATCTTTTGTAATAGGATGAGATGGTAAAGAATTACTTGCAACATATAAATGACTATCAGATTCGTTGTATATGTTTTGAACGTCAGATGTTAATTTATTGCTACCAAACTCTATCGGGGCACCAACTAATTCTGATGTAATTGGATCTACACCATTAGTAGCTTTTTTCAATACTCTGCGGAGTGAATACCTTAGTGTTCTACTAAAAGTTAAGGTCTCATCTATCGTTACTTCAGTGTTATCATCAGAAATTTTTAATACTTCAAAAACTGATTTGAGAGAATTATTTAATGTAAATGTAACAACTTCACCTAAAGAGAATTTGCTAGTTTTTCTTTCTAATATTTGTACTTTATCACCTACTTTTAAACTTGATTTATCGATGGTTGAAGATACCTTAAGTTTAGACTCTTGTTCTTTTGTAAAGACTATATTGTAATTGGATGATGTATTATAATTCCAAGAGTTTGCAAATATTTGTTTTTGAGATTTATCTTTAATTGGATTTTTTATTAATTCACCAACACTCTTAACCGTGATTGTCTCTCCCTCTATTGAAAGTTTATTATTCTCATTTGGAATGAATTTATCTACTACACCTGTAATTCTTAACTCTACTTTTTTTGTTAGATCTCCGTTTTCATATCCAAAAATTTTATCATCAGCCAATATATCATCACCCAAATTAATTGGATTATCAATACCACTACAATTCAAAAATTGGTTAATTGTTTTATCTGTATAATTAATATTTGTATTAACACCTGAAATTATCTTTCCTGAGGTTGAAAATCCAATAGTTGAATCAACTGTTATAACTTTAGAATCTTTTTCAACATCATGAATTGCCTTTGTTTTCCCAGTAACTTCAAATGTTCCAGTTATAAACTCTGCATCGTCAAATCCAACAAAAACATCAAGTATAAAATAGTTAGTTGTTGTTGATATACCAGATATACCTGTCAAAATTTCAACTTCTGATATTGATGCACTTGATGAAGTATCAGTCGTTCTGAATATAGTTTGACCTTTTAAATTTAATGGATCACCTGATAATTGTTCTGCTATGATTCTCTTACGTCTCACATAAGTTGCAGATGATGGTTTTATTAAATATTCTTCTAAATCTATTACTTTTGGATCAACACCATATAAAACATTAAATAAGATTCTAAATGATTCCTCAGTTCCTTTTGATTCATAAAAGGATCTTGATTCTTTTATGAAATTATTTACATCTAAAGTTTCAATGAAATCTACATTTTCTAAACCAGGTGTGAATGTCTTCTTTAATTTTTTATAAAATTCTTGTAAAAATAAAACGCTTAAATTTTGTACATTTGCACCATTATTATGAGTCGATGCTACAGTTGTGGAGAATAGTAATTCTGATGGATTGTTTATATCCTTATAAGTTGTAATTCCACTAAAACCACGCTCACATTCTAAAAATTGTGTTGCAGTTTTTTCTTTATACGTAATTATTTCATCATTAATTTTAAATAATCCATAAGACGCTGGAAATCCTTTTGTAGATGTAACTGTTATGGTTTTATCTGCAGTTCCAATACCAACTGAAAGATTTGTTTTACCAGTTACTACTTCTGGTGTTAAATTATCTAATTTTAAATATTGATCTAAATTATCAATTAAATCTACTGGTGCACCAGTATACTCTTGGGAGATATAATATTGTTTTAAAAAATCAACTGCTTCTGGACTCTCTGACAATATAAACTCTGGGAGTTGGTTGTCAATTATCTGTTGAGTCTTAATTCTTGTATCAATACCAGTACTTATCATATTATCCTCGTACTAAATCTCCGTTTGTATAACTTGAAGTAACTTTGTAACCAACACCAGATATCTGATCTCCAGACGAAATAGTGTCTTTAACCATATTTATTGAACTACTTGATATGTTAAATTTAAGGTACAAATCTTGAAGTCCTATGATATCATTAGATTCTGGGAAAGCTTGTATTTCAATTACATCATTTGGTTTATCTGTTGATGTTATATTAATAGTAGTTAAATTTATTTCACCTTTTAAGTAATCAACAGTCCCTGCATTTTCAACAATTATTACTTTTTTACCATCAACAGTGTCTCTTTTCACAATTGACATAATTCCCGTTGTTTTATCTGCATTTGGTGTGTCTGTTAAGAATACAGTATCAGATACACCAGATATAGTAAAACCAGTACTCTTAATGTTTAATCCTTCACTCTTAACATTAAATCGATTACCAAAACAAATTTCATATTGTGCGAATTGATTAATAAATGCATTTAAATTTCTTCGAATTCGAACTTTAGTGATATTTGATGTTATTGAATCTTCAATATTATCAATTACACCTAGAACTTTACTATATTTAAATCTACCACCAAATTTATTGATTTCTACCGATTGTGAATAATTGGTAAGTCCTTGTGTCACTCTAGTTTTCAATTCAGAGATGTTTTTGACCTTTGATGAGTCATAATAAATCGATGAATCTAATTCTATATGAAGAATTTTTAAATCAATTATCTTTTGGTTAATTCCAGTCAATGTATAATTTTTTAGATCCGATAGTATTTGTGTTTTATCAAAATCTGAAACAAAATCACCATTTTTTGGTTTTATAGTTATGAAAACCGTTCCAAATTGAGGTGGATCAGTTTCCTCACCTCCAACCACAGAAACACTTTCTGTATTTGGGTAAATTTGTGGAATAATTGCCTCGTAATCCCTTGCTGTAACCGCCCTGTACTGCGATGAATAAAGTCTAGGTGCAAAATACTTAATAGAGTCAATTGGTTCAATATCCGACCCGTTAGAGGCAGCACGAATCTTCTTAATAATCGGTGTTGCAGTTAAACTAACTAACGCATTATTGTTATTTGTGATAGATCCTGCAAATGAGAAATTTTCTGGTCCATTCCCATCTTTTCCATCAGTAATAATGTAAGTTACATCAATTGTTTTACCATTTTCAATTTTTCTACCAAAAATACCATCACCAAACAAAAGTTCGTATTTTTCATCTTGAATTTCTTGTATTAAGAATGTGGTTGATGATGGTTTGATATTTAAAATGTTATCAACCTTTGTAAATAAGGTTCCCTTATCCTGTTGATTATCACTATCTCTTACATAAACAATAATTGTAGAAGTATCAATTGAAGGATTGTCTAAAATAAATCTTTGATCTAATGAACCATCAACTACAAATCTTTTTCTAACAAAAGTACCTTGAAGAACATCAATTGAGTCAAAACTTGCTTTATATCCAATCTTTTCATTATTAGAATCAAACAATTCTTCTGTTATAGTTGTTGTTATATCCTCTCCTATCGAAAATGTATATGTAATATCATTACTACTACCAATACACACTAATCCTTCCTCTAAAGTCACTGTAGATATGTCTGGTGTCTTATCATCTACTTGTATGTCAAAAGATATGGTTGCTTTTGCTGCAGTTTTTGATCTTGGGACGTATCCTATGTTTCTTGCAAGTGAAACTACGTTT